CTGCGGCCCAGTCTGCGGCCCAGGCTGCGGCTCCTTCTGCGGCCAAGACTGCGGTCCTGGCTGCGGCACTGGCTGCGGCATCGGCTGCGTCCCGGTCTGTGGCCCAGGCTGCGCCTTCTTCTGTGGCCCAGGCTGCGCCTTCTTCTGCGGCCCAGAAGGCGGCTCTGGCTGCGTCCCTGGCTGCGGCTAACTCCTCGTCGGTAGCCTCGCCGTTAGCGTAGCGTTCCGATACGTCTATAGCGTTAATCGAACGCGGATCGGTCAATAAGTGTTGCCCCTGTCGAGCGCACCAGACGGCGAACAGGCGAAGTTCGCGGTCGGTCAGAACGCCCTTACGGGTTGCGATCCAGAGAACCCATGAGGGGTCGGGGGCTGTATCCCAAGCTTCCTGCATGGTCGAGCAGTTGGCTAAGGCCCAGGTCCTGCCCCTTGAGCAGGCATCGTGGGTATCACAGAAGTCTTCGATGGTTTTCATAGTGATTTCAAATATTGAATATGACGGACGGTGGATACTCTAGCCATAGGGCATTCAACCATAGTCTGAGCCAAGCGGCTTTTTAAATAGCCTACTAAATAGTCAGGGCTATAATCCTCAGGCTGGCTGTGTTTCTTGGCTAGTTCTGTCAGTTCTTCGACGAGCTGAAAAGCTTCTTCGTAAGTCATGGCTTGCTTTTTTTGAGGGCTGCGAGAAGGATTTTTTCGGCCTGCTGTTGGAGACTGATGCCGGTCTCTGCGGCTTTGATTCGCAGGAGGCGGTGCAAGTCAGGAGTTACTTTGATGGTCTTGGGCGGCATGATAAATTAAGCGTGGGTGATCATCGCCACCAATTTGGCGTCATGGTTGGCAAAAGCTTGGTCGGCATACCACTCGCTGCTCATGTCACAATTCACCACACATCCGTTGTCGGCGGCGAATTTTGCCGCGTCGGCGTTGCTGCCGAACCAAGCGGTCTGTGTCCGCTCGTAGTTGTTGCCGTAACGGTGCCGCATGAGGTTCACGCGGTGGGTTTCTGTGCGTCCAGCAAAGATCTGGGCGCGGTCGGTGGTGCTGTAGGCTGTCATAGAGGTGGGCGGTTGATGGAGGTTAAGCAACAAATCGGTCTTTTTGAACAGCTGACGCCCAAGCGTGGAAATCATCGTGGATCGACGCCAACGATTCGGCGGTCATTTTTCCCATGCCATGACTGCATCCATTGACGACGATGGCGAAAGCCCCAAACGGATACCATTTGCTCCTGCGTCTTGTTTGCACCAGCCAGGCCATAACCTGGCAACCGGGCGCTTGCGAGTGAGCCTCTGAATGAGTGCCCAGGTAATGGGCGTCGATAATTTTGCCGGAGATGTGAGGGAGTGTAGTCATAGTGGTGGGCGGTTGAAGGTGGATTAGTTGATTTCCAGGGCTTCGGAAATTAGGACCATGATACGGCGCATCTCAGCTTTTGTTGACTCTGCGTCGATTGGTGGCGCTCCAAACTCATCGAAGAGTCCAGCGACTTTGCCGCCGGATTCGAGAATTTCCAGGCTCGCGGCGTGTTCGGCAATGCGGCTTGCGAGTTTGGTTATGTATTCAGTTTTGGCGCTCATGTCGGTGTTGTTTGGGTGGGCGGTTGAGATTAGGCAAACATTACGCGAGCGTATTTTGAGCCGGAAGGGCGGGTGATGACTTCGATGTTGAAAACATCTTCTAGTTCTTGGGGGATTGAACAGCCGGTATCAATCATCTTGCGGGCGACATCGCCCACCATTTCCAACATCTCGCGAGAGTTGATGATTGCGTTAAATACAACTTTGATGGTTTCGTCGGTGTTCATGTCGGTGTGTGAGACCCATCTTAGCTAGCTCCCATGATTAGCAAGTGGAATTTTCTACTTTTCTACTTTTTCTTTCTTTTTGAGAGCAAAAACCCGCTTTTGCAGCGGGGTCTTCTGTGGGTTGTAGGCATCCACAGCCTTCAGGGCGTATTGCAGCGAGTTAATGACTTTTTGATTGCCTTCCCAGTCTCCTAGCAGGTGGCCTAACATTAAATGAATGTGCGCTTTCACCGTCTCTTTGTTCGTTCGTTGCATGTGTTGTGATTAATGGTTGGTTAGTCTCTCGCAGTAACGCGAACAGGTCTTCAGCGCGAATGACACAGAGCCACCCCTTGCCGTTACGTTTATGCGCCACGATGGGCATCTTCTCCGTGCCTGCGTCTCGTTCGGCTTGATCCATCCAGATGTATGGATTGCCAGCTTGAACTCGTTTCACCTCCCAGTGGATACCTGGGAGCGAATCGCATATCACGTCTGGAGAGTCTGCGCCGCCGCTGAATTGCTGGCCTCGTCGTGCGTCGAATCCTTCGTTGCGTAGTTGGTCGCGCCACTCTCGTTCTCCTCTGGCTCCCTTAGCTCTTGAGTTGATTGGCATGATCTAAAGATGTTGTTGTAGTTTTGCTCGTATTTAGCCAAGTCGATTGGCCTTGGTGTGTCGCCCTTGCCTGCCATAAGCGTCAAAATTCAATTCGTTTAACCTTGGGGAGAATGCGAGTAATTGGCGTGCCGGCCACACTATGCTTGCAAGCTAGACTCCATGGAGAACCATCAGGAGCCGCGATGACTATATAAGAACGATCATCTACTTTTTGACAAAAAAAGCCACTCTCATCAACAAAAAATTGATTGATTTCAACATCTTCAAAAACAGGAGACTTCTGCTTTTCTTCATCAGCAAAAATGAATTTCATATTCTTATAGAAAGAGGGTCATGCCGCTATGCTCTGTCTTCGCTATCCAGTCCCGCCCAGAGCCGTGGCACATGGTGGACAACATCACCGCTGGAAATCACGGCGGCATGACCCAAAGTTTGTTACCAGGGGATTTCGTCGCTGCTATCAGCCTGCTTCTCGGCAGGCTTTTCCTTCGGCTTCACGCTAAGAGAAAAGAAACGTTTACCTGCGTTACTGGTCTTCTTCCAGCCGTTAAGCCAAAACTCTTTTCCTTCCACGTTGATTGTGCCGGTGAAGTCTGGGTGTGTCTCTTTCTCTTTCTTGTCGTTATCGAACAAGCTGCCTCTGTTGGTATTATCGTACTGTTTACTCATTTTCGTTTGGTTTGTTTTATTGTCTGCTTTACGACGCGGACAAAAGTTTCTGGGTTCAGTTTTAAGGTGCCGTTGCTCCATGCGTTTAGATACTCGCACAGATTAGCGCAGGCTGAAGACCGTAAAAACGCTGCACCAGTTTGCCAATCCAGCATATCTTCTTTCATGGGTGCATAGATAGGCTCTAGCGTTACCGGGTCAACAATGCCAGCCTTAATGCCTTTTACAGCGTCTTGAACTGAAACCTTGATAATCTCCAGGTAAAGCCAGCATAACCTATTTTCATGCCCCCGAGTCGGGTCATCAAAAAAGCGCCATTCTGCGAGAGGAAGACTCATTTAAAAATCAATGATCTCACTGTTGTTCTTTGCCCACGCTGGCAAGTTCAGTTCAAGCGGATGACTGGCTTGGAGATGCCTGCGCTGCTGTGGTAAGCAGCTGATTCCATTTGTGAGATAAGCTCATTCATGCTGCCACCTCCTTAGCTTCTAGGTAGTTTTTGATGCGGACTAGCTCTGCATCAGTGCAGTCATCTAAGGTCTGCTTGCCAAGCTTTTCCAGGAGCTGCGGAACGAGAGACTTAGCCATATTATGCTGGCGGATCACAGCACGAACATTGACTGGAGCCTCCTGCGTCTGTTCTTCTGGCTCTTTGCCAGCGGTTAACCAATCCTTCAATCTCTTACCAGTTTCAGCCGTGATAACCTCGGGCTTGCCATCAAAAAGGCGTGTTCGGTCTTTTTGAGCCTCAGCCATGTGCTGTGCGTTGATATTCCAGCAAACCGCGAACTCGAAATCAATGCCGTCACGTTGCTGTGGGTCCATGCCGCTTTTCTGCACTTTCCCTTTCTCGTCCATGAAATAACCTTGTTTAGCTCTCACCGTGGCGATGATGTGAGCTTTGCTTCTCATCATGGACTGAATAAAGCGGTCATGTCGAGGTGTCACCTTAGCCCAATCTTGGAAGCGGTCGCCCATCTTGGTTTTGATGTCTAAGCAACCACCTGGGCCTGACCATTCGTGCGTGATAGAGTCAATGATGACAACATCGTAACCGGCTTGCTCTGCGGCTTCAATAGCCTCAGTGAATCGCTCAGGTGAAAAGGGCGGCCCCATCTCCAGGACATCGAAGTTGAAGAGATCGGCATAGAGTGATACTGAACCTGTCTCAGTGTCGATAACCGCGATCTTGCTTCCCAATTCGCTGGCAACCATGAGAGCAGCCATGGTTTTACCGGAGCCGCTGGCCCCGCTAAATAGCAGGCGAGCCTTAGCCTGCGCTTTTGTTGCTTTCTTGAACATGTGTTGTGTTTGTTGTTATCCGCTGTGGCGCGGTTGTTCAGCGCCTAGATTCAGTCAGCCTAGCGGTCAAACATTTTCTTTTATTCTGTAAAACGGCTCGTGCCTAACAGATCCCGTGATCATTTCCTTCGGGAACTTACGCATCTCAACCTTACCTGATACCATCCCTTGGTGGAGACGCGTCATCAGTTTGAACCGTTTCATGCCGGTAATCACCTCTAACTCTTGCCTCGTTTTCCATTCTGCGCTAGGCGGATCAACCTGCGGCTCACTCGTCAGCACATCAACCCACTTGGTAACTTCTGAAGTTGGTCGGTAAATGCCACTCGTTGCCGATTTGCCGCGCTTCCTGGACTGAGAAGCCGCCGTCTTTGTGTAGGAAGCCATAGAGGAACCCGTTTTCATGCCGTAGCGTTGATGTATGCCGTTTGTTATACTCCTGATCTACGTTAAGCAGACCACCGGAAGAATAAGCCGTTTGTCGCTGTGCATAAGCTCCAAAGGTGTGGCTGTCAAAAGCATGGATGTGACCAAACAAACAAGAGCCGTAGATGGTAGCGTGCTGTTTAGCTGCATTGACTCCGTGATGAAATCCATGAAGCATGTTAAGCTTACCAAACGAGAAGACACCAAGCCGCTTGTGGTATGGTTTCCAGTCGCACTTCAGCTTGCGGAGCTGGTTCGTAAACTCGCCACACAGTTTGCGGGCATAGTCTGCCTTAATGCCATCCAGGCTAGACTCAGCTAGCTCGAACAAACGATCGTCGTGATTGCCCATTAGGAAGTGAGTTGGCTTCCAGTTGTGGATGAAGTCCATGCCAGCCGTCCAATCATCCTGCATAGACTCGCACTGTTCTTCGGAACTGACGCCACGGCGTAGTGGTCGCAGATCAAACAAATCACCACCGAAAACACGAATGTCAGGCTTGAAGTCTCTAGTGAAGTCTCGAAGGATTTTCACAGCAGATAAGTTCTGCCGATCTCCATGCAAATCAGTGGCGAAGATGAATTTCCGCATAGGAGAGCTATTTACGCTTTCCAGCCTTCTGCAAAGCCTTTTTTTGTGTTGCGTAAGCGATCGCTACGGCCTGCTTCTGCGGTTTTCCTGACTTCATCTCCGAGCTTACGTTTTTAGAGAATGATTTCTGTGAGTATCCTTTGGTTAGGGGCATGATGTTATTTAGTTGCTAGTTTCTTGGCTGCTTCCTCGGTGTCCCGGATGCCTAACAATGCGCCTGTGGCAGAGTAAACACGGAACTTGCCTGAGGGAGATTTGATGATCCTGGTGCCGTTGGAGCCGTTTAGGATGGACGGGGAAGCGGAGTCAGGCTGAAAGCGGATATTGTATTCCGTCGGAAAAACATTGATCATTAAATCAACCGGCTCAATTTTTCCCGACGGCGTTCGAACAAAATTTCTAGGCTCAGCATCAGAAATGAGCACTCCAGTTTTTGCATTGAAAAAAGTAATGCCTTCTAATGGTTCAGACCCTTTTCTGAAAGTTAGATAACTATCACCAAGAAACTTAAAGCCCTTGGATTCCATTAATTTTTCAACGGCATTTCTATCGCTAGGACTGGTGTCTTTCAATCTCTCTCCCTCGATTTTCTTCATCATTGAATAAATGACGGGTTGCCCATCAGCGTCTTGAGCAACTTCAACAACCTGCCAAGGAATATTGAAAAGTTTAGAAAATAAAGCGGTTCTTGCCACATATTCAGAAACTGAAGCTCTTCTGAAATTTAAGAATCTGAATTGTTTTTGATCAAATCCAGGAGCAACATATTCATCAACTATAAAGCCAGATGTTCCCGTTTCGCTGGGTTTTGTAACTTTAATTACATAATCTTTATTATCGGGGATAAAACTAAAATGTTCACCTCCTTCTTTAATTACGCCGTTTGGCGAATCTTGAAGGATTCGAGCATCAATTTCCTGTTTCGTTCGTAGTTCGCTTGATCTGAGTCCGTCCATTTGGACCCTCGCCTGGCCATCATCGCCTGATTTTCGGCTAGGGTTAAAGGCGCTTCCACCGCCCAGCCTATCTGCAACCTCTTTGGCTTGTTTGATGTATTTTTCATTTATTTTCTTGGGATTAAATGTAAAAGCAGCGCCTAAAATGGGCTTTAAGACATGATTTTCAAGCCCCTTTTGTTCAAAGATACCCGCATCCTGCTCGGGTGAGACAGGCTGAAAGCGCTTGATGGCTGGAGATTCACCCACCGGTTTCCCATTCTCTTCGATGATCTTCACTAAGTTTTCATCAAAAATGACATAGTTGTGAGTGCCTTCACCTGAGCCACGGCTTTGTCCGTCTAGGTAGCGGATGCCGGGGATGCCAAGGGAGGCGAGGTATTCAGAAGCTTGCTTTTCGAGACTGCCATTGTTTCTCTTACTTGGCGGGAGCTTCCTTTGCTCTTTACGGGCGCCCTCGTCCATCATGGCTTTATAAGCCATTTGGCCAGATTGCCAGCCAAAATTTTCTTGTTGAGTGTCCACGCCTCGGGCTTCATAAGCTGAATAAAGCGCCGCCTTCACCTTCTCGCTCTGCTCACTCAGCGGCTTATCCCAATCGAGGAAGTCAGCTTCATCGGGCAGAAGTTCGACGGTGTAGAGATTGCCTGTGGTTTGAACTTCAACACTTTGCTTTTGCTGCAAAGCAATGAGTTTGTTTAAAATTTCATAAGGGTCTCCTGTTGCAGTCTTGCGCGATTGCTTGCTTTGTGCCGCCATCGAATCTGCGTAAACACGTTCAGAAGCAATAGCCGACTCCAAATCACCATCATGCGCAATCAATAAATTATCCACATAACTGTCGCCAGTGCTTGTGATTTTTTGATTGTTTTTAAGCAACTGCTTTCCGCCAACCGTAATCGTAGTAGAAAGCGTTTTTCGATATTCTTCAGCAACAGCCCGAGCTTTAGCAAAATATAGCCCCCACCCGTAAGCCTGCGCGCCTTCGCCTGTGCCAATTTTGTCCGTCGTGAACTTGTCCACCTTATGCGGTGTGCCGTGGTAAGCGCGAACAGGCTGGAAACGAATTAGACCGGGTTGTGTCAGCTTGTAACCATCTGCAAACTCTCTTACAACAGGTGGAGCTTCAATGATGCTAGGTTTTTTAGACTCCTTCTCCACCTTCTTCGCATAATCACTCTGCGCCTTCTTCATGGCAGCATCCTCGCTTGAGCTAATGCCTAGCAAAGCGCCATTATCGTCATAAACGCGGAAGAGTTTGCCACCTGTTTTCTTGAGGATGCGGTAGCCATCTGGGTTCGTTAGCGTCTCACCGTTGGGAAGAGTCTCGCGGACGAAAGCGGAGGGCTGGAAGTTCTTCATTGCCCTCTCGAAAGTTGTGGCTTCCTCGAAAGCTAAACGCTCGCCAGAATCGACCAGCTTAGCAAAGCGTTCAACGCGGTAGCTTTTGATGGTGTTTTGCGATTTGGAAATGACATCAGCAGGCGCATTTAATAACGTCTCATTGTTGCGCAAGCGGAAGCCAAGGGCATCATAGAATAGGTTTCGCTTCTGAGCGCCTTTAGGGCCACCGCCAAACATAATATCAGACGGAACGGCATTGATATTTGTCAGGTTGGTCAGGTAGGCTCTGAAGTCCTTTATTGCCTCTCCGCCGTTGCTGTATAAATACTTGAATTGAGGCTTTTTGAGAGCAGTCATCAGGCGGTCACGCACAGCGGTCATATCGACCGCACGAATGATGACGCCTTGTTGGCTGTTGGCTTCTACGGAGTAAGGTAGAATCTCATTTTGGCTGGCTGATTTAACACCAGCAACCATCTTACTGCTTCCTCTTCCACGGTCATAAACGCCGTAGTAACGAGTGTCGAAAGTAGCCTTTTCAAAGTTTTGCAGAGATGTTAAAACTTCACGCAAGACAGCAACGCTAGACTGATCAAATGCCTTGCTGCTTAGGATCTGGTTTATTGCGGCATCACTTAGCTGTCCCTTGGCGGTCATGACTGTGTTGCCTTTAGCATCGCGACTGAACTGGATGCCGGTGCGCTCTGACTCTGGCAACGCTGAGAGCCTGGAAGTCATGTCTTGCCAGCGTGCCACCTTCTCTTGCTCCATCTGAGCGACACTCTTTGGTGTTAGGTCATCGTTTAGGATTCCACGAGCACCACCATAGGAACGCGCCCAGATAGCACGATCAACGGGGTTTTTTGGAATCAGGTCAGGTTTACCTTTGACCTTAGCCTGTGCAGCCGTTTTACGGCTTGGCTGCATGGCTTTTTTGATGATAGCGTCTAGCTCTGGAATGCGAACAAGACGCCCTTTGGCATCTGTAAAAGCTCCTCTAGCTGCATTGAATCCAAGGTCCATACCTTGCTCAAAAAGAGTAGTTCTCAGCTTATCGACGATGCTGTCCTCGATACCGTTTAGGACGCGGCGATAAACTAACGGTAGGCGGTCAGGATTGAATCTACCAGCGCGCAAACGGCCAAACAATTTGCCGGTGTAGGTGGCGGTTAATTCGTCTGCAATACGCGTTCTAGCCTCAGATAAAGCGGCTGCGTCCGTAGTGTTTCGCAAACGGTTTGCATAGCCTCTGAACTCATTGGAAGCGGTTGTATTATTGCCATACGAATCGGCGATTTGATCCGCTACCTTAGCAAGGTCAGGGTCGCTAAATAAGCCGGGGCGGATAATCTCACCGTTTACAGGGTCAACAGTTCCAAAGATAGCCGTTTCAATCTCAGGTCTGAATGCCCTGTTGAGGGTTGAGGCAAACAAGACGTGAGCTGTTTCATGCGCTGCGGTATCCCCAAGGATTTGCTGAGGATTTAGAACGATTTCTTGGCCGTTACCATCAATGTTTAGCCAGCCAGGATTCTGCCATTGCTTCGTTTCATCTGGAGTAGCGAGCCTGACTTTGCTGCCATTCGCTTCAGCGATACGCAACGCATCAGCTTGAGCCGCCGCTTTCTCAGGGCCGATATTTTGGGCCAATCTGTTCATGGTCTGCGCCCAGGCAGCTTGCTCCATCTCGGGACGTTCAGCGATGAAGCTATTGATGTCACCCGTTGCTTGCCTTGTGGTTCGCTCTGTGGAGTAGCCTAAAGCTTCACGACCTGCTCTGAATGTGCCTCTGAATACGCCAGTTGCTCCGCCGAAAACAGTGCCAGCACCAGCGGCAGCGGCTGCGCCTTCTAGGTTGCGTTCTGCGAGGTATCCAAGGCCAGCACCAACGGCTGCGCCAACTCCTGCCTCTTTCAATGCTTGGCTTGCAATCCTGCCAGCAGTGCCGAAGATCGGCTGAACTTGAGCTAGGCCAGCGGCTAGTTTTCGAGCTGTCGGAGATACGCTCGGATTCATCGCTACTTGTTCCAAAGGACCAACGCGAGAAGCTTCACCTTTGGCAGCTCTGGCGACACCTTTAACCACTTCAGCGGCTTTCTCTGTGGCAGCGAGTCCTGCCGCGCTGACGCCAAGGTCAGACATTAAACCGCCAGCTATACCCACCGCTTTGACCGGAGCACCTGTGCCTGGAAGCAGGTTCTCCATAACATCACCCGTTAATTGAATGGCACGACCTGGGAGGCTGCCAGCTAGCTGTGCTGCACCTGCGCCAGTCTCTACGGCGGTCAGAGCCGCTTGTTTTATTGGCCCAGGAGCCGTTGAAGCTGCCACACGTCCCGCTGTTTGAATGCCAGTCTGTGCACCAGCTTGTGCAGCGGTTTTAGCGCCAGCCTTAAACAAGGTTTTAGCACCTCCACGAATCAGAGCGGAAGCGCCACCAGTGAGTAAGCCAGGATCAACATATTGAAAGGCACGGGAAACCTCTTCAATGGGCGCACCTCGCAAGCTTGCTTCTATTGCAAAGAGGCGATTGGTAGCATCACGATCCCTAGCTTTTTGCTGCTCAACTAGAGCAACGTAATCCTGTTCTGTGTTAGGAATTTGCTTGCGGCCAAAAGGACTACTTTCGTCAGCAATCGTTTCAGTAGGCTGATCCTTGGTCTGCTTTAGAAACTCCTCTTTATTTGGTATCTCTTGAACTGGATTAAGAATCTTGTCAGCAATATCTACCAATCCAACAGTTCCAGCCACTAAACCTTGTTTAGCAGACTCATAAGCCTGTCCAACATTGCCTTGCGCTACATTGTAAGCGGTTGCGCCAATACCAGTGCCAATTTCATCAGTGATATTTTTGACTGTATCGACAGCTATTCCCAAGGCGTCACCAAAAGAGCTTTTCTTCTGCGCCAAGTGATTGCGAAACATGATATAATCGTCATTCGACATTTGATCGAATGGATTCACCAAGTTACCACCCTCAACAGATTGCTGTGTGGCTTGATCTACTTCAAAAGCTACGTCTTGGCCGGATCTCGGATACTCTTTATCAATGGCCTGCTGAATCTCCTGCTCCGTCATGGAGTCGGGAAATTCCAATTCGACATTACGCGACGGAAGAGAAACCGTGATTGGCATGATGAAAATTATTGGAAACCTTTACCTGGAACGAAAACGCGACGTTGGACCGAGGATTGTGCTGGCTGTTGTTGTGGTTGTGCTCCGCCAGACTCAGACTGAATTCGATCAAGAATTCCGCCGAATTTTTGGCGAACAGCTTTCAGACTATTAATTAGCTGTTCATCAGTTCCCTCTGTAACAATCTGCGCCATGGCCTCTTTTGCCATCTTTTGTTCTGCGTCAGAGATACTGCCTTGCCCTTGTCCAACAATGGCTTTGCGGCCAAAAAGGCCAATCTGGTCGCGGAGTTGTTCAATCTTCTGCCGAATGCCACTTGTTTGACCAGGGATACGGCCTAAAACAGAGCCTGTTATTCCTCCGGCCCATTGCAGCGCATTTTCATCAGAAAGCAAAGAATCGACGCTAGAGAGCACATCAGAAGCAAGACCAATGTTTTCAGATGCAGCTTTAGCTCGCATTTCAGCAGCTTTACTTGCCGGTTCATAGGTCTTTATCTCACCTCCTGGAGTCATCCCCATACCTGGAATTGGTTGCCCATCTGGCCCAATAACAGGAGCAAGTTGCATTGAGCTTTGCTGTTGTTGTGCCTCAATTAATTGTGGGGTTGAAAAACCACCTCCAGAAACAGCAATGCGATTAGTTCCAGGGATAGGCTGAACTTGCAAAGGTTGAGGGAGTGTAGGAGCTGGCCCATAGAGCATCTCTACATCTTTCATGGCTTTCTGACGAACTTCATCAGCCATTCCTGCTCTCATAATTCGATCAACGCCGCCAACACTTTGAGCCAACTCCTGGAAACGCTGTTCAATTAGATTCACGTATCTCTGGCGTTCTCTCGGAGGGCTAAAGCTTTCAATGCTTTCAACCTGCGGCTGCATCGGCGGTTGTGTCGCCTGCATAGGTGGTTGTGCATACGCAGAAACGTCAGGCATAGCCTGCTGTGGCAGTATTCCTGCTTGCGTGTAATACATCAACTGTTCGGGAGTCAGGGCCATAAGAGTGAGCGTTATTGACCAAACAAAGCGGAATTCATTGTGCCGTTACCAGTAGGTAATCCAAGCGGAGCAATGCCCACACCAGCCCGAATGAAATCTCTTTCGCTTTGTAGCGCCTGGCTTTGTGAAGCACGCTGAAGGGCACTCTGCTGCATCTGAAAAGCCTGCTGTTTCCGTCTCAACTCGTCGATGAGGAGAGCTTGGTTTGTGGCGTCTTGTAAGCTTTTGTTGAGCAAGCTAGCTTCTTGTCCACTCATTTGCCCTCGGTTGCTGAATCTCTCTAAAAGAGAAGGGTCTGGCTCAACGCCTGCCATTTTAGCAATCTGCTCATATTGAGCCATATTGGTTGGCAACTGTTGCTTATCGGCCTCTTCTTGTGGGTCTTTGGTGACGCCAAGAAACTTGTAGAGCTGTCCGATTCCTTTAGTTAAAACAGGAGTTACCTCGCGAATGCCTTGTGCATAGTTCTCGCCGACTTGCGTCATGGTTGGAAGCCAGCCTTCTGGCAAAGCCTGATAACCTCCTCGATATGATCCGAACGGTGTAGCCATAAAATTAGTCCTGCATGTAGCTGATCTTTTCTTGCACTGCCCAGGGCACAAGATTGGAAATGTTTTCAACGGTCATTCCTAGCTTTGGGCATGAGACGAATTTAGCCGCATTTTGGCGACGATCAAGGCATCGAGTGCAGGCATGAACATAATCTACGTTATGCCGTTTGTCTGCTTTTTCACCCCAGCCTTCAGCGGTCTTTTCATAACGCTGCTCATCATAGGGCACGTTATTGGATTCCAGGTATTCCCAGACGTCTACATGAGTCCAATCACGCAGAGGGAATAGCATTGTGGATTGCCCAGGGACGAATCTAGCTTCGATCCTAGTGCCTGCATCACCTCCTAGAATGGGGTCAGAATCGCACCCTTTGTGGCCTATCCAAAGGGCTTGGAAGTGCTGCATCTCGATTGCTCGCTGCTTTGGCCTGTTGGCAATGTCGAGAGCACAAACCCAAGGCAATCCTTCCACTGGTTCGACGATACCTGTTGGGCAGGTAAGCAGTGTAGTATTGAGCTGATAAGCGTTCTGAACCTCAAACTCATCATCAGCCTGCTGAAATGCGCTTTCCTGTGGATGCCAAGAGTAAACGGTCAGTTGCCAGTCACGAATCAACTTATCGTGAAACTCGTATTTCTGCGGCTGCCAAGGCTCACGGAAAAAGATCACGGGCAGGTTAATGCCCATGCCTCGCATGATGTGCAGCAAAGCCATGGAGTCCTTGCCGCCTGACCAACAAACGAGGCCACTAGGAAATGCCCGAAAGCCGTCTTGAATCAGCTTCCTTGTTTTTTCGAGTTTAGTCATCAGATGAGAACTGCTCCAACCGTAACCGCTGCGCCTGCCCCAGCACTAAGCATAGCACTCTTGTTAGCCGCGTTAGCAGCCCCTGCGGCAGCTTTACCTTGTGTCCTTTGTGCTGAGATGTCCATAGCCATCTGGCTCTCAGGATTAAAGAAGTTCGACCCTTGGTTATAGCCCACCAATCCTTGCCCTTGGCCGGTCAGTGCCATCAAGTTTTGCAAACTGCCACCTCCCATCATGGTCTGATAATATTGAGGCATCCCAGAGCCTTCGAGCTGTGCAGCCGTTTGGCCTGCGAACTGGCGACGCTGTTGCAGCCTTTCCTGGCCTAGACCATATTGATTCAGGATCTCTGAGCCTATCGCTCTATTCGTTAAGCCTAGACCACGACCGGCGAAGGCGGCACGACTAGCTTGCTGTGCCTGTCGAGTCTCCTCTGGGGTCAAACTAGAGCCTGCGGCTAGGTCTTGTTCAGCCTGTTGCTGCAAGCCAGAGAGTAAGCCTTGTGATCCTGCGGCACCTCGGAAGGTCTGCACATACTGTGGCGCAAACTGGCCTAGCTGCTTGATTTCTTCGGCTCGTAAAGCTGCCGTGTCGGCTGCTTCCATCTGGCGATACTCAGGGGCAAGCTGCTGGAGTGTGCCCAGGTATCCTTGCTGATCACCAGTTCCAAACAAAGCGCCTTGCAAGCCGCTAAGGTTAAGAGCTGTGAACTGTGGCTGATATTGCTGTTCTAATGCCAGCAACTGCGGTGCAATTCTTTGTTGCGCGTTAAGTGCGCTACGCATCTGGCTAGAGTAAGATGGCACTTTGGGCGCTTCGGCTTTACTTGATCCCATTTATTTTGGAAGATAGAAGGTTAAACTTGTAGGCATGGAACTTTTCTTGCCCGTGACGCTGAAAAACAATGTGCTCAAGAGGAAAGGGGCACGCTCTGAACATATCTACCATATCCCCCGCAGCAAGGTGAACAAACCATGCATTTGGTTTGTCTGCCTCAGTAAATAGACCGTAGCCATCCCAAAAAGCGGGACGCATAAGAATGAAACTGGTGGGCGAGGAAAAAACGTAACCATCGTGGAAATATGAGGCTAGCAGCTCCTCGAATGACTCATCTTTGAAGTGACGAGCCAGCCAGAATGCTGCTTTTTGCCAAGGTTTCATTACCAGATAGAGAAGAAATCAACTTGGCCTGTGGTTGAACCTACACCACCGCCTCCGCTATCGTTTAGCCAGAAGCCGAAGCCGTTAGCCGTTTGATAGAGTGAATTAGAGATGTAAGATGCTGAAGATGTTTGAATGGGCCATGCCGTCTCAGTCATACCCCAGATATTGAATGAAGTGATGTAACTGTTAGCCGTTGGCGGTTTGTTGGTGAAACTAACCTGAATAGCTCTGACGTTGTTTTGGCCATAAGCACAATAAACATTCGTTCCTGCAAGAATGTCGTGTCTATACCAATAGATTGTTACCGGTGTTGTTATGCTCCCACTTACCGCTGTAATAACCGTAAAAGTTGAAGAGCTTGGGACTGTGTTTACGGCATACCACCCTGCTGCAATGCCGGATGTCGTATAAATGACGTCCCCCACCCTTAACCCATGGTTTGAATAACTAATCGTCGCTGTGTTGCCCACACGGGTCACAGCGCCTTCGATGGTTGTGTAATTGAGGCTAATTTTAGCCCAGGCTTTGATGACGCTACCAGAGACAGAGCGCAGCTTGTTGGAATCAGAGCTGTCTTTAGCAAGAAACTCGTCACCGCTGCCTTGCTCTACGGTTTTTGTCTGAACGGCAATGTCACCCTGGAGAGTTCCAGCTAATGTTGATTGGATCGTAGTAGTTCGCTCATACCAGGAAACATTCCCAGACGTTGCCCCGCTATCCGTCACGGTAATGGTGAAGGTATCCGCACCCAGGACTGTCACCGAATAGCTGCCAGAAAGCGCCGTGTTGTTCTCGATATTAAACCAGCGAGTATTGCCCGTTGTTAGGCCGTGAGCTGTTTTAGTGACGGTCAGCGTCGTGGTTGCTCTGGAGTAAGTGCCAGTGACTACCGCTTGGCCTAGAGTGGTGTTATTATTGACCGTTGTGGCACCATTTAGCGTAGCTGTGCCGTTACTGGTAATGTTACCGCCAAACGTGGTAGCAGCGTTAAAAGTCGCCGTATCTGTGTCAGCATTGCCTATCGTAGTGTTACCATTGACCGTTAGGTTGCCAGTCACCTGTGCATTCGTGCTGACCGTCAATTCTGAAGCTGTTGTAGCTGGAAGATTGCCTGCCAAGTTAGCCAAAGTCACCTTTTTGACCGCCGCTCCGCTAATGTCATTGATGAGAAACTCATCATCACTTGCTGGAGTTGTTAGGCCATCCTGCAAACCAATGAAATCAGGCAGCGGTGAGGCTCCTGTCACATGGTTATTAAGGTCAGAGGCGTTTAACGTTTGACCGTTTGAGAATGCTGGCGTGACGCCTGATTGAAGTCTTGGCATATTATTCGGCGGATACGAGATTTCGACCGGCTACGGTAGCGTCTATGGCGTAGGAACGCAAGACCGGTCGGCCTGCGTTACTCTGGAAAAGGATGTCAGCGGCATAACCACGTCTTGCAATACGAGTGCGAAGCGTCTTATCTTCGTCAGCCTGCGAGGCGAACCGAATGAGCTGAGAGGTGCTGTCTGGGTTTGAAATAACGACGGAAACCGTAACATCATCGCCTTGGTTTAGCACAAAGTCAGACTGTAAGCCGCTGAATCGCTTTTCATCGAAGGTCTTGAAATTGTAGCGACGGCTCAGGATTTGACCGTCCATCGGGATGTTAAGTGAGCCTTCGGTGAATACCGCTGAAGTTCCTGGAGATGTAGAGCCTAGCTGTGCTGTGCCTAGGACTGGCGTCCCGGTTCCGTCGTTTACTTGGTCAACGCTCGTTTCTTCTAACAAGAAATAGCGGCTTCCAGCGATGGCATACATGCGCTTACTGTTCTGGTTGAGAGCTTGCAGCATGTTCTTCGGCTGCATTTGGACAGGGTAGGTGTCCATGGACTCCCAGGCTTGATTAAGCAGCGAATAGACAAGAATGGCGTTGTTACCAGTAGAGCCATCCATGGGGACGGCTAGGTAATACCTATTGTTCCAAAATAGCCCACAAGCTCCGCTCGCCGTATTGGCGTTGATTCTGTTGATTAGGTCACTGATAGGCTCAGAAAGTGGTCTCTGATCACCGATAAGCTTCAAATCTAACGTATGCGATAGCTGATAGACTCCACGGTCAGAAAGGAAGAATACCTGTTGCCCAGCGAGCTGAATGGAGCGTCTAGCAGAGCAACCAAACTGGGTAGTGAGCGTCTGAATGAATGAATCTGCGCTGATCCCTCTGTCGATGCTGGCAGCAATGGCAGGAGGTGGAAGGTAGGCGTAGTAAATGCTATTCCGCTGGAAGATCAAAAACTTGTCTTCCTGGAAGGCTTCAAAGCCTACAATATAGTCATTGGCTCCGGTGTTGATGCGAAACTGATCAAGAGTGACATCGAATACGTTAGGCTCATAGTAGTTCGAGGCTGCAATCTCGTCACGACTCACGCAAAGCACGATTCGCCCCTGAAAATACATGCCGAAGTCAGCGGGAGGCATACAAACATCATCACCACCCTCTAGGTAAGGGTATTGAGTCGCTGTCGCTTGATCTACCACACTGACTGTGCTGCCATTCCAAACAAGAGCCGCTTTGGCCTCTACACAGGTAAAGGTTGTGTGTGATTTGTTGCCGGAAGCTACCGTTGTATAGGTCACTTTATAGTTGGTTCCATCAAAGGTGGCACTTTCAACAAAGTAGGAGCCTGACATGTCTTGATGCCCAGGGCAATAAACGATGATCTCATCACCAACCGAATAACCTGGATTAGTGGTGTAAAAGTTCAGCGTGACGGTTGTTCCAAGTCGGCTAATGGTGTTCGCTCCAGACGAGATATCAAAAACGCTATTACGGCTATAACCGCGAAGGATGTAAACCTTATCCGCAGCTTGAAAAGCATCACACGGATCAGATGCATCAATGTCTCGAACGTAAGTTGTGCCGCTAATCGTGCGACTCGGAAAGGCGAACTTGGTGGAGGTGTTGCCTGTGCTTGTGTTGTAGGTATAAAGGCCATCGTTCGCGATGAGGATGATGTATTCAGTGCCGTCCGTAGCTAGGAAGTCACAACTGACTCGAAAGTTCACGCTGCCTGTAATGATGCTAGGAAGGGTCAAATCCTTGCAGCCAGATCGAACGGCTGCATTGCCTCTATCCATGCGAATATTCTTCGCAAACTGGACGAAACCGGGCTGAATATTGACCGGATTGTCTCGGCTGGCCATGCCAACAAAACCCGAGTCACCATCCGTTTGATATGGCGTATTAGGCATGGTCTAACTTTCCATTTGTTTAGATTCAATCAAGCCGTTGCTTGGAAGTGCATAGCGTCCCGAGACCAAAAAGCACCAGCAGGAAGCCACCCTTCTTTGGCAAAAGCTTCCATTACCTCAAAAGGCATCGTCGCAAACGTAGGCCATGGACGGTGATTGCTATTCTCGCTAGGAGCTAGGTCAATCGCAGCACCTCGGGCATGTAGGCTAGGAAGTGAACCTCCTCTCATGGGCCTGTCGTTGAAAACTCCGGCGTATTTTTTCAACACATCGGGATTACTTTTGGCTAGGTCTTCAAGAATGCGTTTCAGGCTATCCGCCACCTTGTGATGGCAGCGAATCCAGGAGACCTGCGAGCCATTAAACACGATGCCTAGACCATTGACGTTAATGCTGGTTAGCTTTGTTTGATCTCCAGCGGCTCCATAAAACTCGGTTAGGCTCTTTTGGTCAGTCTTTGGCCACGGGTTAGGCTTCGGCATTAACGAGCGCAAATAACGCTGGCACGCAGCAATGGACTTTGGTCCCCAGAAGCCGTCAGGCGTGGTGCCAATCTTCTCTTGGATGCGTTTGATGCCGTATTGCGTCACTTCTTGGGAGTGATAGCGACTAGAGCAACACCAGCGGCAGCTTGCACAAGCTCACCGACAACGGTAGACATCTCGGCAGGTAGAGGAACGCCAAAAGCGGTCAGGATCGTGACAAGGCCCAGCCAAGTCGATTTTTCACGTAGTTTAGAGAGGATGATTTTCATGTTTTTCGATGGGTAAAACAGGGGTGTATAGTTCGGTCTTTTCATTTCCTAGCTAAACTCTTCAGCGACTCCAGAATCAAGACAGTTCTCTCATCCAATCGGTTCAAAATCGCGCTCTGCTGTTTATCCGAGTCTTGCAGCGATATGATGTCGCGTTGCGCCGTTTCTATCGCGGTAGCTTTAGCACTAGCTAGCCAAGTGATGTAAGCGGCTGTTCCTAGTGACGAAACGACTACGGTGAGCCACGCGGAACTGATCTTGATGAAATTACTCATGGGTTGTCGATAGCGAAAGCTGCTTCAAACCATCCTTTGACCTGCTCTGGCGTCTTGTTGAGTGCAACACGGAACTGCTCAACAACAGGATGGTTACTGTTTACAGTGGGAGCTTTATCCCACCATGTCTGCATCTGAAACTTTTGATTCACGTCTTGAACGGCATTGATGAAGGCGCCGATTTGAATGCAGATGTCACGGCCTAGAGCAAGTCTCAAAGCCGCCATGGTAACAGAGATAGCAGGAGGTGCATCAGGCGGTCGATTAGCCCAAGCAGTTCCAAGCTGTGCTAGCGTTGGTTTAATGCCACCATCGAGCATGGTTAGACCGGCATACGTCTCAGGGTTCAGCACGAACGGCCTACCTGGGCAGGCTAAGGCTACCGCTTTGTGAAGGTCAGTATCAGAAATCATGGTGCTACTTCGATGAGTATAATGGACGATGCTCCACGGGAAAAGCTCACAGAGTCCGTATCGGTAGCCGTCCTGTTTAGATAAACTGCCCCTGTTGAGTGGCTGGCCAGTTCAATGTTGTAAGTCTGTGATGATGTCGATGCTGGCGAATCCATATAGAGAATCGGCACCGTGGTCATGTTGGTGGCTCCACTCAACTGACTAGCCGTGATCCTGGTTCTATTTCCCGCCGTGTCGCCTTGGATCAATGTTGAAGATGCTCTAGTTAGGCGAAGAAAAGCGATGTTGCTGGCTGCGTTTCCAGCGCTAAGCATAGCCATCACGATGACTTGGCTTGTTGCACTTGTTGGAGTGATTGAGGCTGAGAATACGCTGGCAAAGGTTGTGCCTGTCACTGTGGCGGCGTCGGTCTTAGTGGCTTGCACGATTTGCAGGACTTTGCCAGAGCTGCCAGAAGGTGCGGCCCAGGTGCCATCAGCTCGGAGAAAGTTACTTGTGCCACCGCCTGATAGTGGTGCCAATCCGGCTGCGGTAGAGGTTACAAGAGGGAGAGTAACGTCGGTGCCGGTGCTCGATTCAAGCAAACGAGTTGCAGCCGTGTAAGACAAGTTAGTTGCCACGTTTACCTGTGCCCCTGCCTCGATGCCGTCCAATTTACTCGCAAAGGCTGCCGTCATCAGGCCATTCACTGAAGCGGTGGCCGCTCTGATCTCGTCACTGCCGCCGCTAACGTGGCTGCTAGCGTGTGCCGTTGGTGTTCGTGAATTGGTCAACCGTGAGTCATCTCCAGCCGCCACGGTTCCTGCGGTTGTTCCTACGTTCCGTGTGGCGCTATCTCCTAATCCTGCTTTTGTTCTAAGTGCCGTATCTGTGATGGTTGCCCACCATGCAGCAATAGCTTGGAATACTCTCTGCGCTGTAAAAGCTCTGCGAGTTGTGCTGGTTCCAGCTTCAGCTTCAGCTTGCGAGATTGTCGAAGCTGTCCATTCGCGGGAATCACTCAGTCTCGAGTCATCACCGGCGCAAACTGTGCCCGCTGTGCTGCCTACATTAAGCGTGGATGAGTCGCCAAGGCCGATAGCATTGCGCAGACCAAGCTGGCTAGATGCCTGCATCATGGTGTCTACGGCAGAAGATACGGTAATGTCAGGCATTAGGGTCTGAAGTAGCTAGAGGTTCCATCAGGACGCCGATAAACTGAAAGACCATCGGGTCTGAGATACGTTGAAGCTCCCGGAGGAGGAGGCGGAGGCCCAGAGCTAACATACGATGCGCCAAGGCTTAAAGCAAGACCTAGGGAAAGGTTATTCATTCGCCAGGAAGAACGGTTGAAACTTCGTTGCTGTAAGGGCCATCACCTGCGCTATTACGCGCAAACACTCGAAACTTGTAGAGCAGGCCAGTTGCCCCCATGTCGGTATATTCGTAACTTAGCGATGTAAGTCCACCTGCTACGATATTCCATCCGCCATTCGAAATATCCACCTGCACAATGTATTCAAACCCATCTGAAGTTGTTTTATCACTAGCCGTCCACTCAAGAAGTGCAGTATAAGAACCAAACTGAGTTGTGACTGACAAAACTGGCGCAACGGTCGGAGGCGTAAGCGGTCCAGGCGGGGCAACTATGCTCCCGCTGCCAACGCTTAACGCTAGAAATAAGCTCTGCATTACTGCATCTTATAAGCTCTGACTTTACCGGAAGCTAGGGTGAATGCAGTGATACCAAGGCCGTTGTAGATAATAGTTCCGGCAGGAATTGCAAAGCCTGTCATCGCATCGCCAGTCTTACCATTTTCGGTCAGCGTGCTGAACTCAGCTTCAGCTAAAACCTGGATAGCGTAAAACTTACCAGTGACGGCAGTAGTTCCAGTTTCCACGACTACGCCCAGGGCTGCGCCGCTGTGGCCTCCAATTTGGACATTTGAGTTCATAATTTAGTAGGTGTTGATCATGTTCATTCTGCGGATCTGTCCTTCAGCTCGAAGAACTCGATCGATTTGCAGCATTTTGACGTTCTCAGCCTCAGCTTCAGCCATGGCGGCATTGTCAATCTGGCCTTCAGTTCTGAGGTAATCTGAGAATACCGCCTTGGTGACATAATCACCGCAAAAATAAGGGATCTTCACGATTACCCAACTGTTAGGCGCTGAGAGCGGAGACTGACCTTGTGATGTCGCTGTGACGCAGGTGTAAAAGTTGCCGTTAGGCGCTGCCGTCGTCGAAGGGATGTAGCTACCCGTTCCTGTGCCAGTGTCGAAGTAAACCTGTGCCCCTACCGCATAAGTCGAGTTGGCACTGTAGGACTCGCCAAAAAGGTCAGGCTTTGGTTGGCGATATTCGACCCAGACGGGAGCTGTGCCGTCCATGACGATGATCCGGCGGTTGGTGCCGTCGTCGTCTAGGTAGTAAGCGATTGGTGTAGCTCTAGCCGTCACCTTTGGATTGAGTGAGTAAACCTGCAAGATGTCGCCCATGGCGCTTGTCAGGTTGATGTAGTCCATGCCATCCGAGTCTGTCGTGGTAGTCATCTCCTGGACTCTCACGATGTCAGGCCATGGCTCTTGCTCCCAGATGTGAGCAATGCGCTGTGATGCGAAATCACGCACCATCCGGAAGGTTGTGTCCTGGATGGCCGAACGATCTAAGCCGCAGAGTGTTACGGCTCGATAAAGAATGTCGCTGAAGTTGATCGTTCTCACGCGAAGACTTTACGATATTTAACATGTCGTGTCGATGGCGGTTCGGCATCAAAACCGAATTGCATCTTCGTGCCTTTTGAGTTCACGCGGCAGTAGTCATTCTTCTTCTCGTATTCACGCAAGAAGCTTTGATCCTGCCAACATTGGTAGCCTAGACGCTGGCCCCAATAATGAAACGAGTCTGGGTCAACTCGCATTCGTAAACGACCTAGCCCCTCTAGGCTTCGGTGTTCAAGTTTGTTAACCTTTCCGACTTGTTGCGCCCGCGCCTCTGCCATCACTTTCCTGAAATTCCATCCGGTCTTAAACTCTTTCAGCATGTCGCTTTGGAGATTATCGGGGATGTTTTCAATCATAGTAATGGCAGAGGGTTTGTTACGGGACGCTAGCTATTAGGCAGGATCAAACTTGCCAAGGCCAAGGGGGTTCTTGACCACAAGACCAGCAACGGCCTTGATCAGACGGGCAGGACCGCCACCAGCGTCAGGAAGCTCAGTCACCTCGGGGAGGTTGGTGTAACGAAGTTCCAGAAGTTCCATATCCAGCACATAACCGTTGTCGGCGTTTGGCATGAAAAGGGAAGGATGCAGCTTCATGCGTCCGAAGTCGCCTTCGAAGATGTCAACGCTGGCGATATAAGCATCGCTGTTGGCGTCGCGGTTGAAGGTGCGGATGGCAGTGCCACCGGAGCCAGTCACGCCCACTGTGGAAGTAGTGGTCAGAGTGGTGGTGAACAACAGGTTGCTGAAGGCACGCTTCAGGTTAGTTCCGACAACAGTGTCGTATTCCTTAAATTGGCCGGTCTTGCCATAAATCGAGGTCAGGACAGCCTGAATGTTAGACTCAGCCAAGCTAGCCGTAGCTGTGGTGTTAATGCTTGCCGAAGGGGTGCGGTAATCCTCAGGAACTTGTAGAGTGGAACCGCCAGAGGTGCTGATAAACGTGCCAAGAGCTTTAGTCAGGTAAGAGTTGGTTCCATTATCAGCGCGAGCGTCGTTATCGCTGGAAACGGTTGCTTCCATGTCTCGCTTCAGGAGCTTGATACCTTTAGCAACCATTCCTGCGAGTTCATCGCGGAGACCGGCAACCACGGAAACGTCCACCGAAAGGGGAGATACGCGGATAGCACGTTGGAAGACCTGGATATGATTACTCAGGACAGCACGACCACTATTCAAGTTTTCGTAGGAGCTAACGTCAACACCGTCAACGCTACCAGTGGTTACAGGATCTGGCATGTTGTCAGCCTGCCATTGCAGGAGGGTGTTTCCGGGCTTGTTGCCCTTTGGGATCATGGAGATGATGGGCGTATCGCGGGCATCGACAAGGGAAATGTAGTCGGCGAGGTCTTGGCGCTTACCGACCTGAGAGCGTTCAAAAAGAGCGGGCATGGTAGTTTGTTTTCTTTGCTTGAGTTTTGGTTAGAGGAACTTTTCAGCGATTAGCGCCTTCAAGTTGGATTCGTTGGGCGACTTGCGGAAGCTGTCTTCAGCGAACTTAGACTTAGCGACTTTGGAAGGAACGGAAGCAGGTGCAGATGAGCTTTTCGGTGCTACTGGTGCCCGTTTAATTGGTTGCGCTGACTTCTTGCTCTTGCTCTCCCTTACCTTGCGCCCTTCGATCATATCTCCAATGGAGATTTTGAAATCTGGGAACTTTTGGATCTCGGGAAAGGCTCGAATAAGCTCGTTAGCGAACTGATACTCAGGGCTTTGGCGTTGTTTCCAGAAGGGGTATTCCTTTTCAGCTTCAGCATCAAACTGCTTGCGATTAGCAACGTATTGAAACTGTGCTGGCAGGTGTTCTTCTAGCGCATCAATGGCGTTCAATCGAATCTTGCGAACTTCTTCCGCAGAATATTCAATCTCCTGACCATCTTTGCCACGAACAACGGCACCGTCTGCATTTTCCTCAGCCCACCGTCTGACCTGTCGAGCATTTTTAACTTCATCCTGAATCTCTTTCTCTGTTTGTAGAGAGAAATACGGGTTTAGGTCTTTGCCAACTGGAACCACTTGCTTTTCAGTTTGCGGCTCAGATGACTCAAGCTCTTTCAGTCGTTCAGAAAGCTCATGGATTTGCTTTTCAGCGTCCTTTTTCTGCGCGGTGAGTTTATCAATGCGCTTCTGGACACCTTTGGGCAAACCTTTCGGAGTCTGCTCGGCTTCTTCCTCCGTCTCCTTGTCCTCGTCGGCCTCCTCAGCGTCCTCGGTCTCGGTTTCAGATTCAGTTTCGGACTCTGTATCCTCAGACTCTGACTCAGCCTCAGCGGCATCATCTTTATCTTCAGTTTCAGTTTCCGTCTCAGTCACAGCCTGAGTATACTGCTTTTCTATATCATCGAAAAGGGACTGGCGTAGCAAACCGGTCAACTGTTCAATGTCGATTGGTTTGTTAGGCATCGTGATTTTGGTGGGTTCACTAACCGCTTCGGAGTTTTGGGGCATATCAGGCAGAAGGTTTTATGACCACTCAGAGGTCGAGAGCATGGTTTGAGAAACCAGGAAACTAGCCAAAAGTAGTACTGCGAAAAACCCAATCAAGGGATGAATTTCAACTCTGTGCCAGCTCGCTCGCTATACTCTTGTAGAATGGCTCTGAGATCGATTAAAGCGGCAATTTGACCGGCATAATATGCCCTAGTTTCTCCAGTGTTCGCGACATCCAGCACGTTGGCTAATGCTTGGTTATGCTCACTCTGGATGACAGCGTTTAGAGCGTCCCAGAAAGCTTGCGGGCCTTTGGCAAAGGTAAATGCTTCGATTACGTCTTTCTCATTCATGCCTGTTGATTCATTTGTTCACTGACCGGAGTCACGCCAAGCCTACCAATGGTTGCGTTTTGCTGTTGTTGGAGACTCATTTGCAGGTTCTTCACGTAGTTCTGAAGCAATGCTTGGAAGATTGGGTCTCCTTGAGCAGCCTGTTGAGCCTTCGGATTTTTCGCGATGACATCCTGCGTGTATTGCAGGCGAGCTTGTGCCGTCGGATCGTTTTCACGATAGAGTGGTTCGTTTCCAAGCATCATCATGCCAATGTCAGTCTGAACTTCTCTGAACATCTTCTCGGAGGCGGCAGATTGATCCACGATAAGCTCTCTGGCTGCCTCTGGGGCAACGGCTTCAATGATCATCTGAATCAGCTTGTTGCGGTTAAGCACTCCACCTGCATCGAGAGGAACAACAAACTGTGAGATTGCCTGCAACTTCTTGGCAACCAGATCGTTATCCAGCGTCTGGATGTTGAAACGAATCAAGAAATCGAAGTTTCCTGCGATGTCTGTAGCGTTCTGATTGAGCTGGACTCCAGTCACTCGAATGATCTCCTCGGGTGGCATGTATTGCAGGCAGAGGGCGAACATCTGGGAGTAAATACGGCCCCAGGTATTCAGCCATCTATTAACCAACTGCTGTTGCGTAAGTTGCGACTTAATCGGCATCACTGTCGGACGATTTAGCCCGAAGTAATTAGCGTGATTGTTTTCAACGCGTTCAATCAGGTTGAATGCTGTCGTCGGTGCCCTTCCTGGGGCTTCTAGCCAAGAATAGTCATCTGGTCGAGTGACCGGAAGCTGAACGCCAGGGCCAATCTTGTTGATTTGTCCGATTCGCTTGACCACTTTCAGAGGTGGAAGCGTCTCGAAAGCTGTTCTGTCACGCACACTGTCGTGCTGTGCCTTGATTTCGTCCTGGTCAGTCATGCTGATCTCAGGGATACCCCGGCTCTCAGTAATGGGACGGCGCACAACCTCGCGGCGAAACTCTACGAAAGGATAGTCACCGTGAGCATAGTCTAGAAGCTCATGCTTGGCATAGAGTCCCTCTTGGACTAGCGGGCTGAATACCGTGCAATAGATACCAGGGACGCCATCAGGCCCAATTTGGCGAGCATAAGCGTAAACGATCTCAATCAGGTTATCCTGGCGGACGATTGGCGCTGCTCCCAGGGTGGTAATCGTGTCGAGAGGGTCAGAATACCATGATTGTTTGCCAGCAGTATTAGCCGCTTGGTTCACAAACTCTTCATCCCATCCGCTATCTTTAACATGAGAGCGTAATTCTACTTCTGTGATGTAAACACGGCGGAAAATGACTCGGGCACTTTGCAGATCAATCGTCTCGGGTGGGAAAGCTACTTCATCGAACGGCTTTAGAGCTGTAACACTCGGAAGGTTGCGTCTGACATAGGTTTCCTCAATCTGACCAACACCTAACTCTCGAAGTTCGTTCACCAGCTTCTTGGCATCTTTTACGCTGTATTGTGGAATGGCTGCCGTAATCAACTGAGCGGCTAAATCAGCGCTCTCTTTGTTCATGATTAGGTTAGGCAGGTCAGCAAGGCTCGAATCTGGCATTTGCTGTGCAATCGCCGCGATTTCGTCCATGGAGATGGACTGGAAGCGAGTGCCAAGCTGTTGATCCCATCCAACGTAGTAGATCATCCAGCCGTAATGTAGTCCATACTGTGCGCCCAGCTCCTGTTCTCGGCTAATATCGGCCCGAAGCTTTTGCTGCGTGATCCAATTCATCAGCGTATTTGCCGCCGAAGCCTGTGCCATGTCGTTAAACTCTGTGGCAGTGACGCTGAGTTGGCTACGCTCGAAACTTGTTGTTAGCAGGCAGGAAAGTTCATTGATTGTCGAATCGACTAAGCGATTGCGAACGTCGGAAGCTCCCTCGAATGGGAAAGCTTGCCGATTGTTAGGCAGGTTCTCAGAGTGCTTTTTACCGTCGTCAGATTGGCCAGACCAACGGCAAAAACGGATGTCATCGGCATTCTTTAGCCTCTCCAGATCGGCAGTCGTGTAGAGGCACCGGGTCAGTTCGCTAGAAAGCTCGTTTACGTCGGGCTTGTCCTGGTAAAACGTGAGCTTATCGCCGTTGGTGTTGTATTTGTTATTCATTTAATAGCTTCCAATCTGGCCTTGTGGTTGGTAATTCGACACCGTTTCATTCACAGGATTCATCACCGCAAGGTAACGAAGGACATCAACCGGGTCTTTGGTTGCTCCCTTGTCTCCATCAGCTCCTGTCCACTCACGCATTGAGTAAATAAGGTTACGGCAGTTTTCACTGATGTAGAGATTAGGCTCATTGTGGAGAGCAAGCAAGGGTTGGTCTTTGTCCCAGGCTAACCAATCATTGATAATGCTGATGCCTTCCTCAACTCGCACTCCTGCGGCTGGTGTAAACCACATCGGATCAGGATCTTCCTGCAAAAGGTCGATGAGAGACGTTCCGCCATCTCGCCCTATGGCTTGTGTGCCTCCTGCTCTTGGGTCAATGAACCGTTCTGAGATTTGTTCGCGGCCTTCAAGCTCTCGAATGAGTGATTTGTAGTCTGCAATACCTCTTCCAGCTCCGTTTCTTTGCGCTGTGCCAGGTTTTCCGTCGGATTTGTCTCCTGGGATTGCCCATTCGCCGTAACTTATGTCAGGAAACTCGCGGTAAATGAACTTCCTGCCGTGTTCATCCACGCGAAGCCACAGCATGAACCAATTTCGAGCGCCTGCGGGGTCAACGGCCATGTAATTTGTGCCGTTTTGTGGAATTTGATCGTCAGGAATGACGTTCCACGACCCGAAACGAGGGAATTGAGAGCCTGCCAAGCTCTCCGCGTAGCCATAAGCACGAATTTTGACCTCATAATTGGTTCTGCCATGTAGCGCACGCTGAATTTCGGAGAAAGGAGAGTATGAATTGAGTTCAGAGTGATACCACATTACCCTGCCGTTGGGTTTGTGGCACTTCGCAACGTGCGGCATCATGCCTTTATCACCGCCAGGGACGTTAATTGCATCCTTGAGTAGGCTAGCAGGCTTCCAATCTGTGATAGAAGCGCCTGCCATATACTCCTTTACCACGCTAGTATAGCCAGAGATGGGCGTAAAGGTTAGTAACATTTTGCCGCTACGGCTGGCTAACCGGAAGCGAAGCGTTTTCAGCCAGTCGTTATTGATTTCTTCGTCGATCCAAAGGAAGTCAATCTCGCCACCTTCAATAACTTTAATATCCTGAGACTGGTTCAGGAAGTAGCACTGGCTTTTGTTAGGCAAGACAAACGTATTTTCAGAAAAGCCGTTCTTTTGGGTGAAACTAACATTGGTTATCTTCGTCTTTTTCGCCGTCTTGAACTCCGCTGGCAGGTATTTATAGACCAACGGCTGTTGCATCTGAACGCTGCTCATGTTCGTTGTGTGGATGCACCATACCCGCTTGTTGGCGTAGCGACTTAGCACCTGAGCGACACGTTTAGCGGCATACTCGGATTTCCCGGCTCTGTTTCCTCCCAGGATAAGTAATTCATTTACATTAGGACTAGACAGTAGAGTGTCGGCAGTCGCCCAGTGATCCGGCTCGTAGCCATGCCTATAGGGGTCCATTCTCTCCGCCAGAATTTTATCCTCTCGCAGCTGGAGACGCCTTGCAACTTCATCTATGCCTACCTTTTCTATCAGGGCTGCAATCGTCTTGGTAGATGGAGCTACGAGGATAGGATGAGGTGTTGGCCGGTATTGGCCTAGATTATCTTTGTTGACTTCGAGCTGAAACATATTTTACCACTTTTGTTTATCGGCCCAATAGGCTGCTGACATCTTGCCCTTCTTGATATTCTCGGCATGTCTAGCCTTGAATGACTCCCGCCTGTTGCGGTCAGACTCAGATTCTCCCTTTTTGTAAGGTGAGCCGCTAACACCTTGCTGTCCAAAGCGGATGGTTTTTACCTGGCTGCCCTCTTTAGCAACGACAACATGGCTTTTCGTTTGGTGGCTAGGGGTGCGTTTAGGCTTGTTGTAGCCAGTAACTCCCGCTCTTGCTAGTCTGGGGTCTTTGTTCACAGGAAAAACGATACCTGCAAAAACATTCAATCAAGCCTTGCTTGACGTTTTGCGTGGATATGTTACCGGAAACATAAGGTTTGCGTCGTGCAAGGACGCGTTCCGTCCTTCAGCAAACCACTAGAGGCCGCCGTTCTTGCACACGGCGGTCTCTTTGTTTACTGGTTACTTGTCCAACGTCCAGTCAAAACAGGACAGCAAAGTGGAGACACTAGCAACGCTCGATGTGCAGGCCGTGAGAAAGTCAGTGCTTTCCGTAGCGTGAAACGGAATGACTCGTTGGGGGCGCAAGTTCCAGTGCGAGGATAAACAAGTCTGGATGGTCGCCTTTCCTTACCACCATTATCATGGGGGGAGGGGGGGTCTTGGCAGAGAGAGAGTATTTACTTCTCCATCAAGTAGAGAAAGACCACCGTCATCACCATGATCTGAGCTACGTCAAAGAAGGACAGTCCTTCGATCATTGCAAAACCTCCCGTGGAACAATAAACCTACCCGACTTCGGCACATAAACCAGCCACTCGCCGTTGTAGCCGTCCTGATCCGCACACGGATATAGCGGCTGAACCACAGTGCCATCTTTGAGATACGTCATCTGACCGCTGACTTGCTCAGCAACTCGGATGTTATCAATCAGCTTCATAGCTCCTGGGAGTCCGTAGGGCATATCAAAAAAATAACCTCTAGTCTGCCATGGAGTCCACGCGACCTGCCACCGACTAGAGGGTTCCTCAAGAGGAGGAAAGGGGATTCCCGCCCGGCGCTCCTTGGCTCTTATGGCCGTTTAGATCGCTGACCCGGTGTTGGCTGTAGAAAAGACAGCACGGGAAAAGGGGTTCCTGCCGCCGCAAAAGTCCCCTGGAAATATCCAGGAGGTTAGTGCCCTTTTGCGCTTTAGTATCGGCCAGCATAGGCACAGCAGGAAAAGTGTTTAGTTAGTTATTTGGTAAGGGCCATCGGCAGGAGTCGAACCTGTATCCTCCGCTGATAGCGGCACGTTACCAGTCTGTTGCCAGACCCGGTATTCATTCCCGGTTACGACACGATGGCTCATATACACTCTACGATCAATTGGTTTTCAGCTTAGGAGTGACTTCGTTGTAAACCTTTTGATATTGCTCGCAGAATTTAAACAACGTCTCAGCCATCTTGCTAGTATAATCGTCCCAAGTGACAAGAACATAATGGGGCTGCATACCTGGGAAGTAGCTCCAAAAATGCCATTGGCGAAGGCCAGTAACAACCATTGCCCCATGAACCTGCTGCTTATAGGTGTCAGGCAATCCACCCGTTCGCACATATTCAACATGTGTTCCAGGCGCTGGACATTTAATTTCAAGGCCGGCAACGTATTGCCCAGCCTCCAAAATTAACCCATCCGGCGAACAACCTAAGATGCCGTTGTCATGAGTGACAAAACCAACTTGCTCAACATCCCGCGCTGTATAAGCTTGAAATGCAAGACGAGCTTGCGGCTCAAGTTCAGTTCCTCTGCGAGTCATCCAATTTCCCTGAAATTCAGGCTCAAAATCAGGGGCAAACGTCTCACCGATCAGATCATTAATGTAACCATCGGCTGACTTGGAAAGTTCGCACTTGGCCGCTGTTACAATTTTAGAAAAATTGGAAGCTGTTGGTTTGCCTTTGCGAATTGCATGCCACTCGGACGTGCCTTGCTCAATATTGTTATGAATAATCACTTTGAATCTCCTTTTGCTACAGCTTTGATGCTTCTCCAAACACTAAGGATAGACCGCAATTTCTCATCGGTGCAATCCTCAACACTTTCACGCGTATCATCGAGTATGCCAAATTAGCGAGCGCGGCAGGATTTGAACCTGCAAGGGATTTGCTTTGTTAGCCATTAAAACGCTATCCCGCCGAGCTAACAGCGCTGTTTACCTGTTCCAGCACGCGCTCAAAGTTGTATTGCCCATACTCTAACCGAGCCGGTTTCGTGAAGGGCTGTCACTAGAGCTGCTAGCTGTTTGTGCCATTCCGCAAAGCGCCAGCATCTCAGATTAAGCGGAAATTAGGTGAGCGCGGAAAGAATCGAACTTTCCCTGTGAGCAGTTGCAGGCTGCTCCGTGGTGGATTTCGCCACGTGCTCAAAGTTATCAAAGATCAAAATTTACCCAACCTTCTCGGCTGGAACTTGGCAACCAAAGTGTCGCCATCAAGACGAACCGGGATCACCATGCCAGGCACGAAATAGCGAGAGTCACGACATTTGCAAATTCTTTCTTCACCTTTGTAATTGACCTTCAGAAGCTTCAAATTTGGCATCCTAGTCACCAGCACTGTCGCCGTATCCGATTCACTCAGAAGCCGCTCTAAACCGCTCTGTGGCGCAACAGGAGGCAACTCAGGAGGCACATCAGTGACCGGAGGCTCAACCATATCCACTTCCTGACTTCCCATCGGAAGTTGAGAAGCCTCGGGAGCTTCCACCGTGGCATTATCAATCACTAATAACTCCAGTGCCTTCTTCTGACCGGCAGGAGTTAGCATCGTCTTTTTGTAGCGACCAATGACCCAGTGACGGCCTTGCTTTAGCTGTGGCTTCATTTCCTTCACCGACTCCACCGTGACGCTATGCAGCGCGGCGAAGTCCTCGATACTTATGGCTTTAGTTTGTTCCATGCGTCACTCTTGGCTGGTTTTTGGCGTTTGCAAGCAGTTCTAGCTCGTCCAAAACATCGGCAATGTCCTCCTGGAGTTCAACAAATAGCTCAGTATCAACTTCGTCAGGCATCTCGCGAAGGAGATCCATAACAACAAGGCACTCCTCTAGCAAGAGGCCACAGCGAGTCTGGAGAGTGGGCGACATAGGGCTTTAGTGAAAAAATTCTACAGAGGTGGACTCATCGACTTTTAAAAGCTTCGTGAAAAACTAGACCCCCTCCCCCCATCTTGCGACTCAGCTAGCTTACCTTGTTGAGACTCAGCTAGGGCGCTAGAGCTCAGTTCGTTGATAGTCATGGTGTTAAGTGCATCTAATGGACTTTGCATTACGCTTATTGTTTGTAGTTAAGCCTCATCAGTCTCAACAAGCTCTGCGTCCAGAACGATGTTGTTGGCGTCAAAAAGGGAGTTAACTGCCTGATGATCAACGCGAAGTCGGTGTTCGACCACGGTTTGGGGCTGATCGTGAAGCGCCTGGATTTTATCAATGGCAATGGCGATGGCGATGGGTAAACTAGCCAGTGGTATCTGCTCCACCTGCTCCTCTAGTTTACTCGCTCCCTTGCTCACGAATCGGCTCAGAGTTGCAGCCGTGCTCTTCTTCCACGCGGTCAGGTTGAAGCTAGGGTCGCTCTCTTCCGCTCGATCTCGTATCGCTGCTACAGTGTGCGTAGAAAGGCCATGGTCACTTGCTACGGCTACCATGCCTGTCCCTGAGCGTAGTGCAGCTAAGACACTTTGTTTCACGTCTTCTGGCACCTTGTCGCCGCTGCTCGGTGTGCTATCGGTTTTCAGTCTACCTTCCATAGTTTTCTCCTTCATGTTCGGTGATTAATTTAGCCAGCTGCCTTGGTGTTCGGATTGGCTTTAGTTTCATCCGCTCTCCTACTTTCGCCGCTCTGCCTGCTTTCCCGCAGTCATTGTCGTAAATGAACCAATACAGCCAGTCAGATCGATCTATATGTCCTAATAGGCCATCAAAACTCTTCCAGATTGCCGTATAAAGTGGCCCATCAACTTCTAGCGTGCCCGCTTTCATTGCGTTAGTGCAGGCTTTATCCAGCGCCTTGTGGTCGGCTATAATGGCCTTTATGACCGCTTCCCAATAGAGGATTCTTTGTTTCTTGTTCATCGTTTAGCTTTCCTTTGTAGTTCTAGCAATTCTAGAGCCATAGCGGCTTCCTTGGTGATAAGGCCGCTGGATTCACGTTGGTTGATAGTTTTCCGGCTCACGTCTAAAACATCAGCAAGAGCGGCTTGGGTCATCCCCAGCCGCTCGCGTGTGGCTTTGTATTCGTTGGCGGTCATTTTGCGAAATCCTTCAGTTTCTTTGGATCGGCTTGAGCGAGTACAAGCAGTTGGATGCACTCGCGGGTTGATTCGCTGTCGCGGTAGTATTCAGCGGCTTGCTTGATTGTGCAGCCAAGAGATTCAGCGTACATAGCGAGGGCGTTTTCGATGGCGATTTGGAAATTTGCTTTCATTGTGTTTGGATTTGGTTGCATGAGATAGTAACAAAAGGTAACAGATAGTCAAATGCTAATGTTACTTTTCTTCACTTTCTTTCTCTGTTTAGCCTTAGCCTGTCGCTTCTCTGCACGTTTGCCCCACTTAAAGCCATCCGCCTGGAGTTGTTCCCACGCTGGGAAAAAAATGGATTCCATGCAACGAACAATCTGTTCCTCTTGCTCTGGCGTGACACCGAAACCAACTCCTGAGACTGCTAGAGCTGCATGCATCAGCTCGTGACGTATCGTCGTCATCGCGGTAATTGGGTCATCCTTTAGGTTAGAATTGAGAGCTATGACGCTAGAATCATGGCAGTAGGTGCCATAGTCCTCAATATCTGCCCACATGACTGATACCTTATGACCTCCGATGGTGATGGATGCTTTCATTAGAATTGTGCAGGTTCTCTGAACTTGTAGTATCTGCCCAGGAAGTCTAGCTCAAGTTGCCAAAACCTTTCGCCTGTGCGGTTTTTCTCGCAAGTGAGAAGGCGCTTCTCATCGTTATTCTCCACCTTGCTGAGTAGCAGGATGTGGTCAGCGTCCTGGCCTATCGCTCTGCTCTCTCGTAGCTGCCCGTTATCGTTTAATTGTGAGGCAGTTAGAACGACTTTATTGGCCTTAATTGCGGTTCGCTTTAGCCTCCTGGAGATACTAGCGACTAACTCCTCTCTGGTGGCTCCTTTCCTGCCTTCGTCCTCCATGAGTTGCAGGTAATCGACCATCACAACATCGGCATCGCTCTGCTCAATATCGTTCAGGATGTCGCTTGCTGTGGCTCCATTAATATCCACGATCTCAGCTTTAGCTTGGTGCAATCGCTTAATGGCTTCGATAAGCGCCTGTTGCTCGGATCTACTCATTAAACCTTTCCAAACCGCTTGATTGTCTAGGTTGCCTTGGCTGCACAGAATGCGGTAAGCTTGTTCCTGTTGGCTCATCTCTAGGGGGTAAATCCGCACTTTCTTTCCCTGTTCCAATGCAGTCTCTAGGAAGTTCTGCATCAAGACGCTTTTACCATCTCCAGGTTTACCAGCGATGACCCAAACCTTTCCCGGCTGCATCCCATGAGTTTTAGCGTCGATCGTCGGGAATCCCGTGCTAATACCTGCCAGCGCGTTACCATTTTTCGAGCGGTATTCGATTTCATCCACGATCTCGCCAGCTAGGGCAAACATGGACTTTGATGCTAACACCTTCCCAGGTATCTTACCAGCTTCTGACAGTAGGTTTTCAGCCTCAGCGATTGCAGCCACTGCATCACCTCCAGATGCTGCCGCTACTTCTAGCGTTTCTGTGGCCTTTTTAAGCGTCTCGATACGTTTCCGCACCTCATACCCTTGGCGAAGATTACGAATGAAATTTGGCGCATTTCTGTGCAAAACAGGCGTAGTCCAGAGTTCAGTCAGCTTCGACGCTCCGCCAAACTGCTCCAAAACGCCTTTATCGCGCAGCTTTGCCGTCGTCACCAGCAGATCAGGCTGCTCATCCCTGCCGATGGCGTTCACCAGTTCGGCGAACAAAGGGCGATTCTCAGGGCTGAACATGTCGGCCGTCACGCTGTGCAGGCTGCTCTTGAGTACGTCGGCATCCTGGGCAAACGTCGCCAGCAAGCTCTCTTCGGTGGCGGTCTGGAGACTCATAGACTAATTCTTTGTTGGGCTGTTGCTGTGGCAGGCTTCTCATCCTCCCAGCGTTTCTGGCTCAGGTAGGTCGCAGGATGGGGGATGAACTGCCCACCGTCTTTTGTCCATGCGTCTTGCTTGGTCTGCCAAGCTAGAGCTGCCAAGATCGTGGCAGTCTCAGGTTTGAGCTTCTGCCAAACCTTCTCCGCTGCTCCTTTGCCAACCTTTCGAGGGTAGGCATTCCAGAACTCTGTGAAACCTATGGAAGTATTATTCTGGTTATGGTTATGGTTAGCTTTCGTCTGGGTTACGTTAGCTTTTGTCTGGGTTAGCTCTGGGTTAGCTAGAATAACCTGCTGGGTTTTCTTCGGCCTGCCACCGAGCTTGCCGTTGCATCGTGATCTCTCCGAACGTGAGTGATAATTGGCTATCTCAGCATCGCATCGCTTGTGAATGTATCCATTTTCGGTGCAAATGAAGAACTCTTTGAGCACTGCAATAACCTCGCTATAACCTAACCTTAACCTACGGCTAACCTGCTGGGTTTCCAATGGGATAGCAGTCTCAGAGAGGTAATATAAATCGAGCAAACGACGATAGGCTAGGTCTTCAAGCGGCTGAAGATGGGCCGTATCTCGGAGATAATCGCCAGGGTGAAACGGGTAATAGTTCATGCTTTATTATGTTCCTCGCTAGGCTGTGAAACATTAGCAATAAAGGGGTGGAGTTTAGAGAGGGTAGCAATGCCAAAACGGATAGAGCCTCCAGTGGTAGCTGCCATAAGTCGATTAATAGCTGTGATGGCTTCCCTTATAGCCTCGCGCATGGCTTCAATGGTCCTACCGGCTTCGTTGCAGTTGGGGCAAGAAACGGTCCGGCCCGAGAGGGCTGCGCGAGCTTTATCTCGCTCGCGTTCAAGGCGGCGGGCGAGCTCGCACATGGCAATTTCTCCCTCGGTCATGTTGTCCTCGTCTTGTTCGCCAATGTAGGCGTCAGTTTCAGGTGTCGGTGTCATGGGTTGTGTAGGTTTGGAGTTTGGTGAGGGCTTGGCGTGAATAATTGCTACACGGTCCAGGTTTTGTAAAAAGCTTCCCTCAACCGCAGTCTATCGGCGTTAGCTTTGTCACGCTCGCGCTCAAGACGGCTGGTAACGTCAAGGTCAACAAGCTGTTTCCCGTAGGTTCCTGGGTATCCCGCTGGACCTTTGAGGTAATCGCCTTGTTTTGCAGCGAGGTCGCTTTCAGGTGTCGGTGTCATGGGTTGTGTAGGGTTGGAGTTTGGCGAGGGCGACGTTTGTTTGAACGCATTCGTCGGAATGTCTCGGATGGCTCCCCGCGTTAGTCGCGTATTGTGCGTCACAAAAGCACATGCCCTCGTGGTTTAGCATTCGTATTGCTTTGTCTGCCGCTACGATAGCCTCGCGCATCGCCTCGTTCTCAGCTCGAAGGCCAGCAACTTCGGCCTCGAATCCGGCGAGCTTATAGCCTTGCAGGTTGAGCGCCTCGCGCATGGCTGCAATCTCCTTCGCCGGATCAGCCATGCCAGCGCAGGCATTGGCGCAGGAAATGATGCGAGATGTATAACTCTCATTGAAAGCTTCACAGAAAAACTGGTTAGAGCCGTTCAGGCTGCTGATAAAGCCGAATCCGTTATTGTGCCACGGCTCGCCGTAGTCGGGGGTTGTGTTAGGTGTCATCGTTTGTTAGTTGGTCTATGAGTTTTTCTTTAGCTTGATGTCGTTGTATCGAGGATACAAGTCCACCATCCGACGAGTTTCCGCTGTCTATAGCGTTAGCAATTGCCGCGTCGATATAAGCGATGAGCGCGTTTAGTTGTTCTGTTGTCAGTTTCATTTCAGGTTCCAAAGGTTGATGATTTGGTCTAGTTTTTCCCAGGCGTTTCGTCCATTGAAACTCAAATCTCTGTTTGTTGAATAGCTATTAGCTTTTGCCTGCCACTCTTCAATGAAAGCTACAATTTCCAACCCTTCCACCGCCACCAGCAAACACTCCGCCATAGCTGGCGAGATGTTGCGACTGTGAGCGATGAAGGTGGCGTTAGCATCACCTCGCTCGGAATACATTGCCCCCCATGCTATTCGCGATACAGACGCGACATAAACACCTCCGCAAATATCATCTTTGCCAATAATGTCACTTGTCTCTGACCTACTTGCATTTTCCCACTTCCCCAGCGTGATCGTCTTCGACAGTTCGATGAACTCGCGGAGTTCCGCTTTCAGTTTTTCGATTTGTTCTTTCATGTGTTTATTGTGTTGTTAGGCGATGTTTATTCCCTGTAATTGTCCGAATGGATGTGCATCCATTCTCTCATTGAACAGTAACGATCGGTAAAAATGATAGTCGAGATGATCATACCTAACGCGATGATGATGGATTCTGTTATCATGGCTGTGTGTTTATTGTGTGTAGTTTAGTCGGTATCCAGCTCGGGGAGGCTGGCGCTAGCTTCTGCGTTCGGCCAACCCTCGGAGGGCATTTCCGGTGGGCGATGGCAGTGTTGTCCTGCGCGGAATGTCCCTGGTCTTTGGTCGTAATCGGATGACCCGCATGTATATAAAGTGCGCGGGGTGATTGCTGGTATCTCCGGCTTACCGCAGTGCGGGCAGTGCGCGAGGATACACTTCAACGAAAGCCGAACAATGGCACTGCTGCCAACCTTCGGGGCGGATGTAGTTGATTCTGTTTTCATGAGTCTTGCGCCGCCCCTTCGGTTGGCAGAGCTTGATCGTTCGGCGCACTTTCGACGTATGGCTTGCCTCCACCGGCACAGACATAGCGAGGCTGACTGCCCCTTTGCACTTCGTGCGGCGGAGTTAATCCTTTCTTTTCCCAGGCATTCCAGTGCATAATATGATCCGCCGGCCCGGAGTCATTCTTGGGCTTCGAGCCGTAAAAGAGCTTTGAGCATCCACATACCGAGCAACGCCGAACAGGCGGATGCAGGCGACCAGATGGGGCTGCTGAGTTTGAGGTAGTCGTTTCCATAGAGTTAGTTTTGAGTGTTGTCTAGGCCGCCACTTCTCGGATCGTTCGCCCAAGTCACATGCAGCCCGTGAAATGGCATTTCGTGGTGAGCCTTCAGCCATGCCTTCATCGCTGCCCAGTCTTTACAGCCATTAGCTTCGGCGAATGCTTGCAGCGTCGAGGGGTTTGCGAGGACACCTTTACCTTCCGCGCACCAGTGTTGTATCTTGCCTCTCGTTACAGAATAGAAGTCCACACGTGCGACGCCAAGCGCTTCAAGCGTGTAGCGAGATATGGATCGTGGGACTCTCTCATAATGCGCCAGGAGTTGATGCAGCCAACTCTTCCCCAGACTCACCCAAGAGGGCGAGCAAGGGCGCTGCTGGCAAGCCACAGGGCTGCCAGTCGTATTCTTAGCTTTGCGCTTCGGCGCGGGTCGTTTGGTCTTCATTATTCTTTCGTGGTTATGCCCTATGGGGTTGCTGCGTTTGGTCGTTCGCCAGATACTCCGCGAGCGCTTGCCCGATAAGTTTGCGATCCTCTGCGGTCACGGCTTCGTGGATGTCCGTCATTGCCACGGCATTCAAGACCACTCTCCCGTTTACGCGTAGTTGCCATGCTTTGACGGTTGATCCGCTGCCGTCGCATGGGTGTAGGTTTGCAGCTTGCCACTCCACGCGGCCAACTGGCGAACAAGGCGCTGCACGGTCAACTGCCGGGGCCGCTTTGTTTGAGGTAGTCGTTTCCATAAGTTTTACATTTTGACCCCCAATTCCTTCGCCCATTTACGGGATGTGATGCTCGTCGTGCCCGCTCGTTTGCAGGCGATCTCCATGCCGTAGCCTTGGCCTAGCATGTGTTTCAGTTTAGCAAGCTTTGCTCGCCGCTCCGACTCTGGCGCTATGCGTGCGCCACCTCGTTTTGTTGTCATGGCTTTAGAATGCTAGTGCTAAAATTGCGATAATGATGCAGATGGCCGCTAGGAGTAATCCGCCGATCAGGTCTTTGAAGAGTTGGCGGTGGTAGGACAGCGTTTTGTCAGCGTGTCCAGGCTTGTGGGCGCGTATCCCAGCTAGACGACGGTTTTGCCATTCGAGGGTGCGGTCGCACTCTCTGGCGGGGTAGGTTTTACGACGTGGTTTCATGTTAGGCAAAGTTGGGTTTGGTGTTCTCGCGCAACCATTGGGCTTGGGCGGTTCGGGCTGCGGCCCAAGCTGCGACACCGGCTGCGGCTCCGTCTGCGCCCCTGGCTGCGACACCGGCTGCGGCTCCGTCTGCGGCTCTGTCTGCGGCCCAGGCTGCGGCCCAGGCTGCGGCATCGGCTGCGGCCCAGTCTGCGGCCCAGGCTGCGGCTCCTTCTGCGGCCAAGACTGCGGTCCTGGCTGCGGCACTGGCTGCGGCATCGGCTGCGTCCCGGTCTG